TTTGTTGACTGATGCCATCGGCAAAGACGCCGCGCTTTAGCACCATGTTGACTGATCGATGGACCAACTCACCCTCATGCCAATACTCAACCCAGCTCGTTGTCTCGGTATCAGTATCAATGGACCCCTCACGCTTTTGCAGCAGTGACTCGTCCATTTCGCCTTTGGTTGTCGTTACCATTTAATCACCCAAATGTTTTTGCCCTGGTCAGCAATGCACCGCCACTTGTTGAACCTCGATCATCTGCAATCTGCAACTGATCCAGGCCTGCTTGGTAAAGCGCTGACCACACCGCAATTCTCGCATCATCTTGCAGATAAGGCGCAGCCTGGAGCAATGCACCGTACAGGTAAACGTCAGGCGCTTGAGCCAGCAGCCAGTTGGTTGTCACGGTAGATGACAACTTGGTCAACTTTGCGTAATACGCAAGCTCGGCAGTGTAGGCAGCGTCAGGGATTGGCAGCACTCGGATCTGGCCGCCCACAATGCCAAAAAAGATCGGCACGCCACTGGATCGGTACTGCACGCTTAAAGAGTCAAGTGAATCGACAGTCTCAAACCCCAAAGGCGTGACAGGGTTGGTGCCGGTGAGCTTGATGGACTTTGTCTCCAGAAAATCATCAGGCACCGCGCTGTACTCGGTGGCAATCGATGCCGTGGATCTCACGATCATCTGCCGGGTGCGCAGTTGGCGCTCGATCTGAGCCTCGGCCAGCGCGATGAAATCAGGGATGACCGTTGTCAGGTCAGTGCGGTTGAGCCAATCGCCAACTGATGTTTTCAGCTCGGTGTATGTTGTGAGTGCCATCAGCTTGCCTCTTTTTCCATTTCCTCTTTGACGATCCAGGTGTGGTCGTGCTTGAATTCAAACGTGCCAATGTGGCCGATCTCTTTGCTCACGTCATGGTCAATATACACCTTGAACCCAAGCTCTTGCGCCTTCTTGCAAAAGAACACGTCCTCGCCCATGTAGCCTCTAGTGTCGTACTGCCAAGGCATATCGAACCAGGGTTCAGACATACCCTCAAAGACGTTGCGCTTGATCAGCATGATGCCGGTTCCAACGCTGCCAACCTCTTCAAGACCAGTTGATTCTGGCATCGAATAGACGGGTTTGCGCTTGCCGTTCTCGTCATAGTTTTGTGCGGTTGGACCTGTGGGCATTCTGCGTCTGGCGCAGTTGGCCGCAACCAGGTCAACGTCATGTTTCAGCAGCCGCTGGATCATGTCCTGGGGGAAGGTCATGTCAGAGTCAATGAACAAGATATGCGTGCAACCCTCACGCAACGCATCCAGGCACAAGTCAGCACGTTGGTTCTGAATCAGCGTGCCCTGCAACAGTTTCAGACTGATGGCGTCAGTGGTGTTGAGCGTGTGATACGCCACCATGTTGACCATGCAATAGGTGTAGTTGGTGTGGACCTGGTCACGCGCTGGCGTGCAGACTGCGATGTAATTCATACTTTTCCTGGACGTACTCTAAAAAACCGATTATCAGGATCGTTTAAAAATTTCTTCATGTAAGCCTGGTCATCGAGCTTGCCCTCGGCTTTCAGCTTGTAATACAAGGCCTCTGGGATGCTGGCGACATGATGCCACTCGCCTTGCCAGGTTGCCTTGTTGTCAATCGCTGCAAAGTCACGCTTATTGGCCTCGATCACGTCAGTCACGTCTTGACTGGTCTGGATCGTTGTCTCTTCGGTGTCGGGGTTGAAGTGCCAGGTGCGAGTGATTGCCTTGTCGGGGCTTACATCAAGAATTCTTTTGTCCATGTAAGCGGGGCCAGGTTTCCCTGGCCCCGTCTCCTAGTCAGTTATCAAGAAGTGACCAAGTCAGCGGCCAGGCCGTGGGCGTTTTCAGCCAGCACTTTCAAGCCGTACTCGATCAACAACATGCGCTTCTCAGCGTCACCAGTCTTCGCCAACTCAACTTGCTGGTAAGGACGCAGCACAGTCATCTTGGCGTAGTCAGGGTCGATCACCCATGCGTCACGCTCACGCTGGAAACGGTTTGCAATCACGCTCACGTTGCCGAAATCGCTGACATAAATGTCAACGGCACCGATCAACGTGGCAGGCTTTGCGCCGCCATCGATGTTGAAACGTGAAGATGCAATGCCAGAGAAACCAGACACGCGCTGCTTGTTGACAGGGCCGCACATCAGGATCTTTGGAGTGCCGCCAGCAGTCCACACCTTTTGGATGACGTTCTTGAGGATCGTCTCGGTGAAGGTGCGCACGTTACCGTCAGTGCGAGCACTGTTGGGCAGCGTGGTGTAGCTGGGGTCAACGCCGTTGGTCTGCTTGTCAGTGTTGGTCTTGACAAACGCGCCCAAGGAGGCAGTCACGCGAGCAGTGGTTGTGTTGCCTGCAACAGCAATGCCGCCGTTCAAGAAAATGAATTCTTGATCGCGCTTCAACTCAGAACCGCGCTTGGCGATCTGATAGGCCAACTCAGAACGGCGACCGGCCTTGTTGACCACTTCCTCAGTGTTCGACAAGATGATGGTCTTGCGAGAAATCTGAGCATAGTTGGTCAAACGCACGGTGGCAGTGACGGCATCAAACGATCCAACGTCATCACCCTCGAGCTGCGCATTTGCTGCGGCATCTGCCAGGGTATCGGTCTGCCACTCAAACAAGGTGTTGGAGATGGTTTCGCGGCCAATGTTGGATTGGTATGGAGTTTCTTCGGGAGCGATGTTGGTGATCACATTGCTCAAGTCTTCGCGGATACCCTTTGCAGAGTAGGTCGTGAAGGTATTGCTTACGATAGTCATGGTGTTACCTCAAAAGTTGGTAGATTGCGGAGGCCGCATCATCGACACGGCCAGTCTTTGCGAGACGCTGTTTGGCGCGAGTTGCTTCAGTTGTTTGGGATACCCGGCCTGCTGCACCTGGCTTGGCTGGCCGTGGACCGTTATTGGTCACGGGGGTGATTGCTTTACGCTTGGTCATCATCTGGTCGTACAACGCTGCTTTACGCAACGCGACAACCGCCCTGTGATCCACAATGGCTTTCAGCTCCTCGGGTGTGAATCCAGTCTTTTGACCGAATTCGACCAGCAACTGCTTCTCTGCTTTCGCCTTTGCAGGATCTTTCCACTCGGGAATGATCTCGAGCAGCTTTGCGTGCTGCGCCTGTAAATCCGACTGGAAATGCTGCTGCTGCTCTTGCTGCGTGAGCTGGGCCACTCGCTGCTGTTCAAACTGAATAGCTTGGAGCTTTTCCTGTTTCTCACGCATCACCTCTTTTTGCCGCACCCATTCGATGGGGTCTTCTTGGTAAAGACGGTCCCAATCGATTTGAGTCTCGGCACCTTGGAGCTGGGCCTGTAACGCTCCCAACATCTGTGCGTACTGCGCACGTTCGGCACGCACTGCCTCAGTCTCAGCCTCGACCTGTTTCCGGATCTCAGCGATCTGCTGCGTTTTGCGTGTGTAGTCCTGGGTCCGTGAGTAACCTTTTTGGAGTTCGTCCAGCGTCACCTCAACTTCCTTGCCGTCAACTTTGACGGTGAAAGCCTGTGGCTGTTCTTCTTCCTCGGATTCCTCATCTTCTTCGGACTGTTCCTCTTGCGTTTCCTCGTCAGCAGCGTCTGCATCCGCTGACAATTCTTCGCTCAAGGCCGCGCCATCATCCTCTTCGGACTCTGGCAACTGCGTCTCTTCGGGCGACTGTTCTCCATCAACTGGCAGTATTCCCTGGAGAGCGTTGGCCGCTTCGGCCAAATTCATTGGACCCGCAGGGGCGCTTGCTTGTGCTGCCTGCGTGCTCATACGGTGACTTTCTGGGCGCGTTCAATTGCTCGCTGCGCCAGTTTGCCGTTGTCCACCATCTTGGTGACTTCGGTCTTGAACAACTCAATGGCCTTGATCATTGCGTAAGCCTGCTCGCGCTTGTCGGCCTCTTCGGGCTTGCTGCCCTTGAAAACCCACAACTGCTCGTTCTCGAGCTTTTCCAGCGCAGCCGCAAAGACCTCGTCTTGCAGCAACTGCTCGGCCTTTCGGCCCTTACGCACCTGATCTTCGTTCATTGAACCATTCCACTGTTAGGGTTGATGGGCGGCACTGGAGCCTGGGTCGGCTGCTGCATGGCCTGGGCCATGAGAGCTGACTGCTGGATCAGTGCTTCTCTGTCCATAGACTGCTGGGCATCAAGCTCGGCAGTGCTAAGTTGCACCCCATACTTTAACTCAAGCTCGTACCTCTTGAGCACTAAGTCCTGGGCGAGTTGATCTCTTCGGTAATCATCGTCCCGAATCATCTGCTCGCGCTTCAATTCAAGCTCGGCAGCCTTTTTCTGAATGTCAGCCTGGATGGACTCGGCCTGGACCTGAGCCAGCACCTGCTCAGGCGTTGGGCGCTCAGG